TCAAGAGCTATATTAACAACAAGTCTGCATATATCCGAATCGGAAGTGCAGTTGCGGCAACCAACACTGATTATGGAAAGTCTGCTACAGTACATGGAAATTCTTACAATGCTATCGCGCACCCAGATGGTGGAATAATTTCCACAAAGTTGAGTGGTGGTAAAGATGGCCTAGCGGAATATACTGCCGCAATATATAATAATGGATACGACCTCTTTGCCGATACTGAGAAGGAAGATGTTTCTCTTCTCATGGCAGGATCAGGTGGCGATTCTTGTAGCGAAGCACATAAAACAACGGTCATCAAGAATGTCATTACTCTTGCAGGCACAAGAAAGGATGCCGTTGCATTCTACTCGCCTCACTATTCAGATATTGAGTCATCAGCTTCTGGCACAAATACGACAGAGGTAAAGGAATTCAGAACTTCCACCATAAACGAGGATTCAAACTATGCATTCATGGACAGTGGATGGAAGTATCAGTATGACAAGTACAGTGATCTCTATCGTTGGGTTCCGTTGAATGGTGATATTGCCGGTATTGCCGCAAGAACAGACAATGATCGTGACCCCTGGTGGAGTCCAGCCGGATTCAATCGTGGACATGTCAAGAATGTTGTCAAGTTGGCATACAATCCATCCAAGACACAACGAGACACTTTGTATGCGGCACAAATCAATCCTGTAGTCACCATCCCCGGACAAGGAACGATCTTGTTTGGTGACAAGACAACACAGAATCGACCAAGTGCATTTGACCGAATCAACGTTCGACGGTTGTTCATTGTGCTAGAGAAGGCAATCTCAACTGCTGCCAAGTTCTCGCTCTTTGAATTCAATGATGACTTTACTCGGTCACAGTTTGTGAATATGGTTGAGCCTTTCCTTCGCAGCATTCAAGGAAGAAGAGGAATTACTGACTTTAGGGTAATATGCGACGGAACAAACAACACACCAGCCGTTATTGATGCCAATCAGTTCGTTGGTGATATCTATGTCAAACCTGTCAGGTCAATCAATTTCATTCAGTTGAACTTTGTTGCAGTGTCAACCGGAGTAGATTTCTCAGAAGTTGTTGGCAGATTCTAGGGTTGGTATATAAATAGAACTATAGAGGGTATCTCACAAGGAGCATAAATAATGCCTTTTTCAATTAATCAATTCAGACAAGAACTCCGAGGGCAGGGGGCACGACCCAATCTGTTTGAGGTTGGAATTTCCGTTTTAGGGAATCCAGCCGCATCGGCAAAAATGACATTCATGACCAAAACATCCCAAATTCCTGAATCTACTATAGGTACGGTAGAAGTTCCATATTATGGACGAGTCATCAAAGTAATGGGAAATCGAACATTTGCAGAATTTAATACCACAGTCATCAATGATGAGGATTTTGCCGTTCATTCCGGTCTTGTAAATTGGTTGACAGCCATCAACACACATTCAAGTAATATGAAGACAGTCCCAGGATATAGCTATCAGACACAGGGTAGAATTACTCAATACAGTAAAGAAGGTGCTGCCATAAAAAATGTCGTCCTGCATAATCTTTGGCCATCTGTTGTTGCAGCAATTCCTTTGTCGTGGGATACAAATGATACAGTTGAAGATTTTGAAGTCACATGGCAATATGACTATTGGACAGTCAATGATGCAACAACTGATACCGGACCAACTGATTCGGGTGGTCTACTCGACCGTGTTACAGACATTGGGGTAGGAGCATTCAACAATGTGCTTGGCACCGCAGCAGGCGCAGTTGCTGGGGCACTCAGTCTTTAATAATATTGGACTATAAAATAGCCTGTCTGATGGTGACTATATAGTTAAGTAGTATACAATCAGAAGGGTTTTTATCTTATGGCAATTAAACTTTTAGGCTTTACAATAGGAAAAGACGCACCGGACGTTCCCGAAGAACGACTTCTTCCGTTTGCTCCCCCCGAAAACCTTGATGCTGCACTGACAGTCGAGGCACCCAATGTAACTGGGGGTGTCTATGGGACTTATCTTGACCTTGAAGGAACAGTCAAGGATGAGATTGAATTAATTACTCGATATCGTGAAATGTCCATGAATCCAGAAGTTGAATTGGCCATTGATGATATTGTCAACGAGGCAGTCATTACCGAACAAGGCAAAGCTCCTGTTGCCATTTCTCTCGGCAATGTTGACATTCCAGATCCAATCAAAGTTAAGATCTCAGAAGAATTTGATGAAATTCTTAGATTGCTCTCATTTCATGAATATGCCTATGATACATTCAAAAAATGGTATGTCGATGGAAGGCTATATTTTCATGTCATGATTGACATGAAAAATCCAAAGGATGGGATTCAAGAACTTCGGGGCATTGATCCTCGACAAATCAAAAAGGTTCGTGAAATCAGGGGAAAGCAACACGAAAAAGATAAACTCATTTCTCTCCCAAAAAATGTCACAGAATACTATGTGTATTATCCGGGCAATATTGCACCAAAAGGCATAGGACATGCCACTGGAAGCAACATGCCTGCAATTAAGATTGCAAGAGACAGTATCTCTCATGTACATTCTGGTATTCTTGATCCTACCAAGAAAATGATTCTTGGCAATCTTCATAAAGCCATCAAACCAATGAATCAATTGAAGATGCTTGAAGATGCCACAGTTATCTATCGTCTGTCCCGTGCGCCCGAACGAAGAATCTTTTATGTGGATGTGGGCAATCTTCCAAAGCTCAAGGCTGAACAATATCTCTCTAGCATCATGGCCAAGTTTAAGAATAAGGTAGTATATGACACCGAAAGCGGAGAGGTTCGTGATCAGCGTCACCACATGTCCATGCTTGAGGACTATTGGCTTCCACGAAGAGAAGGCGGAAGGGGCACAGAGATTACAACACTTCCCGGCGGAACCAATCTTGGAGAAATTGAAGATGTCATATATTTCAAGAAGAAACTATACAAGGCATTGGGTGTCCCTGTTTCAAGGCTTGAACCAGAAGGGTCATTCAGTCTAGGAAGAGCAACAGAGATTACTCGTGATGAGGTCAAGTTTACCAAATACATCAACCGATTGCGTTATCGTTTCTCTACATTGTTTGATGATATATTAGGAAAACAACTTCAATTGAAAGGAATTCTTTCCAAGGAAGACTGGGATGTCATTAAAACTCTTGTTCAATATAATTTTCGACAAGATTCTCATTTTGCAGAACTCAAGCATACAGAAATTATGCGTGAACGAATGGAAATTGCTCAGGGAGTGGAGGAATATGTTGGAAAGTATTACTCTCAGTCATGGGTCCGAAAGAATATATTGAATCAGACAGAAGAAGAAATCAATCAAATTGATAATGAAATTGCCGATGAAGTTGAAGATGGTGATATAGACGTAGATGCCGAAAATGAAAGAGCAGCCCCGCCAGCCCCGCCAATTCAAGGTGGCCCAAGAACAGGGGCCCCGCCACAATCAGAACAACCAGAACAGAAACAGCAACAAGAAGAAGCACAAAAAGCAACAACACGTCTGAAGGTAATCAAATCAGTCACATCACAGAAAATAAAGTTGGATGAAGACTTTGAATGACATAAATAATATAAAGGAGAATTCAATATGAGAGAAACAATAACATCTGCAATAAAAGATGCAACCAGTGATAATCCAGCAGGCATGACAGACAAGATTCATGCTGTTCTTATGGACAAGGTGTCTGATATATTACAGACCAAGAAATTAGAGATTTCAAACAAATGGCTCAATGATATTGAACCATCTGTTGATGACGAGGATGGAGACAACAAGTAATGCAACTATTTACTGAAATGGTAAGTGATGAACATATTCAGTTTATCACAGAAGAAAGTGCAAATGGACAAAAGAGCCATTATATCAAAGGCATTTTCATGCAGGCCGAGCAAAAGAATCGCAATGGTCGAGTCTATCCTAAACAAGTATTGGGCGCACAGGTCAACAAGTATATTGAGAATTACGTCAATCAAAATAGAGCCTTTGGTGAATTGGGTCATCCCGACAGCCCCATTGTAAATCTTGAACGTGTGTCACACATGATCAAGGAACTCAACGAAGAGGGAAACAATTGGGTTGGCAAGGCAAAGATCATGGAGACTCCATATGGCAAAATCGTAAAGAATCTCCTTGATGACGGTGCAAAATTGGGCGTATCTTCTCGTGGGATGGGTTCGTTGAAGAATGTAAGAGGAACAAACATTGTGCAGGATGATTTTCATCTTGCGACTGCCGCAGACATTGTTGCAGACCCATCTGCTCCAGAAGCATTTGTCCAGGGAGTCATGGAAGGCAAGCAGTGGATTTGGGAAAATGGCATAATCAAAGAACGCGAACTAGAACAATATAAAAAACGGATTATGGAAACAAAACGAAAAGAATTAGAGGAACAAAAGATAAAAATATTTGAATCTTTTCTGTCAAAGTTGTAGGAATTATAAATAACTAAGAATAAACCTTTGGAATTTTCCAGTCTTCAAGGAGATTGACCTAATGGCAACCGAACAATACATTGTAGAAGAAAGCTCAGTCGATGAAGAGATCGACCAGATTGCAAATGAAATTGCACAGGAGCTTGAAGATGAACTTGAAGAGGGTATGCAGGACAAGCTGACCCAAAAGCCCGGTGGTGGTGGGACTGGAGATGCTCCGCAGCAGACTCAGGTCAGCAAAACCAAGGAACTCAAGGGTAACAAGTTGTCCAAGAAAAAGATTAAAGCTGGAACTCCTGCCAAGGGCCAAGGCGAAGATCCTGCCGAGATGGAAGTCTATGAGCAGGATGACGAAGACGAAAATGGCAATGGCAATGGCAAGAAGAATGGCAAAAAGAAGAAGAATCCCTTTGCAAAGAAGAATGGAAATGGCGACGATGATGATGAAGACGAAGAGGATGTAGACGAGCAGACACTTCCCGAAACCAAGCAAGAAATTATTCGATCAGTGTTTGAAACAATGAAGAACGTTGATCAGAATCAGTTGGCTGGAGCATATGCTCAGTTGATGAATACTCTTCTTGGTGAATCAGAAGATTCAGATGAATCAGAAGATTCTGCTGATGCAGCAGCCGCATACGAAAGAACTATCATCACCAACGAAGACATTGATATCTCTGAGGATTTGACTGCAATTTTCGGAGAGCATTCAGATAGTCTTTCAGAGGAATTCAAAACACAGATTCAGACAGTCTTTGAGGCTGCCGTTGTTTCAAA